ACGGTGCTGATCAGGGACAGCAGCGCGTCGAACAAGTTGAGGTCGGTGTCAGCGTTGCAGCTATCCGCTCAGTGCGTTCACAACCACTCCTCATCGAATGCCAGTTACACATCGACAAACAGTGGGTCTGGAACCGAGATCGCGGCACTTACCACATCAATCACGCCAAGATCTTCCAATTCAAAAGTTCTTGTAACGATCAACATCAGGTACTCGACCACTGCTCCCAACTATTCCAGATATTCTGCATTCAGGCTTACTCGCAATGGAACAGAGATTGGGACAAGCACTGCGACTGCAACCCTGTTGGGTATCGCTCCTGTGGTTTATGCCGATGCGAATCAAGACCTGATCAACAGCGTGTGCATCACTTTCTTGGATAGCCCTGCTTCATCGAGTTCTACGACGTACAAAATACATCTGTATGATGCTGGCACTAGTGGGATTCATCCTGTTTTGTATTTGAATGATGCGGTGTTTAACGCTGGGTCCGAAGGATTCACTTCCTCGATGACGCTTCAGGAATTCTTGTCATGAAACCCTCCGAAGTAGCGCAAGCTGCCTGCGACAAGCTCTCGTTCACAGACTCCGCCACGCTCACGTTGGCCAAGAAGTTCTGTGTTCGACGCTACTCCATGATCTGGGACTCGTGCCTCTGGAACGATACCCTCGGAGTCATCTCCACCTCGGTGGCCAACGGGAATGAACTGGTCACTCTCGATCAGACCGTCACCTCGATGTACAACTCCGGTACCGGGTACAACATGTTCCTCGACTTCCCGGTCGCCGCACGGTTCACGATCAATGGCGAAAGCGACGGCATCGAAGTCCCCGCCGCAGAGTGGGTCTCGTTCTTCCAGCTCGATCCCAATACCTGGAACAACGTCGATTCCCGCAAATCCACACCCGGCAATTTCGTAAACTGGACCCGAGTCCTCGGTGCTTCCTACGGCAATGCCGGTGTCCCGCGCATCAAGCTCGTTCCCACGCCCAATCAGGACGGCACTCTTTTCATCCTCGGCAAGAAACAGTCGCAGATGCGGCAGTTCGGTGAGGATGTAGCCATCTCCAACGATACCAACTTCGAGCTGCGCGGCGTCGAGAACGCCCTGATGGCCTACACCGAAGGAGATCTCCTCGAATACTCGCGCCAGTACGCCAAGGCTCAAGCCAAGTTCCAAGAGGGTGCTGCTCAAGTCTCCATCATGAAGGACATGGAGCGCGGTCAACAGCAGCAGATTAGCCGCATCATCCCCGATAGCCTCTACGACTACACCTTCCAGGATATCCTGTAATGCCGTTCCAATCCTCAGATGCTCTCGATGACCAGATGCTTCTGGATGGAAGCAACGGGTTCAGTACCGGTGTCATCTCTGCGACTCGTCCTGATGCCATCCCTGCGACCAGCATGGAGTCGGCCATCAACATGGACTACGACGATTTCGGGAACATCGTCACTCGACTCGGAACTGTATCGCTCGCGGGCAACCCAATCTCGGGCAACTGGGAAGAAATCATCACCCCATGGAACTCAACCACCTCCAACTATGGGTCGAACCTTCCGGTCAACGCGGAGGTAATCTCTGGGTTCTACTTCGACACCTCTGCCTCGGAGCGTTTGGTCATCGCGGTCAACGATCGGAACGCTGCCACCAAGAGCCTCTACTACGGTTCTCCGGGCGTTTCCTACAACTCGATCGCTGGTTCCACGATCAACAGCGATGCCGGATACGTCTACTTCGCACAGCTCAACGAGAAGCTCTTCTACGCCGATGGCTACAATGCTCTCCGCTACGTCACCAGCGGTAACGCCAACGCTTCGATCACCGCAGGAAAGATCAGTCGCATCGATGTGATCAATCAGGGGAGTAACCTGTCTTCAACCCCGACAGTCACAATCTCTGCTCCTCCAAGTGGTATCACCGCCACAGCAACGGCTATCGTCGCCAATGACGGAAACCTCGTTGCAGTCACGATCACAAACCCCGGAAGCGGTTACACGACTGCGCCAACGGTCAGCATCAGCGGCGGCGGCGGAGCGCATGCGGAAGCCTACGTTTCTCTCAATGCTCCCGCCAAGCCGCTCTACCTGACAACGCATACCAACCGGCTCTGGTGCGTTTCTGCCGATACCTCGATCACGCCAGACACGCTCTACTTCTCGGATATCCTCGATGGCGAATCCTGGGATCCCCTCGGATCCATCCGCGTCGGTGGCGATGGCGATCCGATTCGTGGTCTCTACTCGTGGTTCGGATACCGCCTGCTCGTCTTCAAGGAACGGTCCATCTGGGCCGTGGACGCCGATCCCACTCAAGACCCTGCGGACTGGTCGATCTCGCTCATCAGCGGCAACCTGGGATGCTCGTCGCACCGGTCCATCGCTGCCGTTGGCGCGGATGTCTTCTTCCTATCGCGTGATGGCATCCGCTCGATGGCACAGATCCAAGCCGGTACCCAGACCAGCGTTGGACTCGCGCTCTCGTCGCCCATCAACGACCTCATCAGCCGCATCGACAAGACCAAGCTCGATCTCTGCGATGGTGTGTTCTGGAACAACCGCTACCTGCTTGCGGTCCCATTCGTTACCGATGGACCGTTCTCGGTTGGTCTTGAGAGCGAGTACTCCGTCCTCCTTGAGTCAGGCTCAAGCCTTGAGATGGAAGGCGCATTAACCCGCAACAACGCCGTCATCGTCTACCATTCACTGGCCCGCTCATGGCTTGGTTACTGGGACAACTGGCAGGTGAACGACTTCTTCCCGACATCGTTCTCCAACTTCGGACCAGTCCTCATGTTCGCTGGTGACATCGTTTCCGTTGCCGAGGGCGCAGGCCAAGTCTGGTCGTTCAACGATTATCTCACCAACACCCGGCTCAATCCCATTGCTTCATCGGCGTACCTCGATGGTGGTTCGTATTACCAGTCCACGGTCATCACCAAGGCGTACAACTTGAACGAGCCGATTCCTGATAAGATCGGGTACAGCATCCAGTTGGCATTCGACAATCCGTACAGCACTCAGAACGTGCCTGTCACGGTGTCCTACGCGACCAACATGAGCGGCACCTTCTCGACGATCGATTCCAACTTGAGCATCACGAACTCGCAGAAGTTCCTGAAAGCCTACAACCTGATCAGCAAAGGGCGTTGGAACACGATCCAGTTCAAGGTTCAGACCCAAGAGAATCAGGGCGGTCGCTTGTGCTTCCAGTCGGCCATTCTCTCTGGATTCGTTGACTCTGTGCGTCCTCAACAATGAACTCGTTCCCAACTGTCAGGTTGATTCAAACGCTTGAGCAAGAATCCAGAGTCTTGCAGGCTGCTCGCGCAAACAATGACTCGATCATTCATCCAACACACGTTGTTGAGAGGAACGGAGAAATCATTGGAGCGTCTTCATTTGGGAGGGTTCCTGTTCTTTTGCTTTGGAATCACACCGAAAAAGTGTCTGCAAGGGACAGCATGCACTTGAAGCGAGTCTACGATTCCATAATGGAGACCAAAGGGTTCCCCAGATACTTCATAGCCTGTAACGAGAACAGCCCATACAATTCATACATGAAGCGTTTTGGGTATAATCCTATCTGGAAAACCGAGATATTTGAAGGAGGAGTATGACTATTGAACTAAATGTAGCAAAAGTTTTAGCTCACAGCGTAATGCTGTTTGCCAAGGATGATTGGCATAAGGATTACCCTTCTATTCCTTGGGGCCAGCCACAGATGTGTTCTCCCGATTACAAGGCCCCTGACTTGGCGGCGGCGAATAGGGAGGCCGTTGAGGCCCAAGCAAGAGAGTATCCTTTCATGCGGGCCATCGAGGCCGCTGCTAGAGGTGGTAAGCAGATTACATACGGTCCAGAGGGAGACAAGAGAACCTACAACTTTGAAGGGATTGGGGACATTGATCTCACAAGGGATACCGCCCGTGCATTGGCAGCACTTGCCCCTGAACTTACCGGGAAACAGCTTGATCTTGCGAGGCTATACGGAACCCAGTTTGCTCAGCAACGTCGTCAGGAACTGGAGGCTCTTGATCCGACTAAATTTGGGCTTTATGAGAATTATCTCCGGGATGTTGGCGCAAGCGTTAGGACTCCTGAAGCACGGATTGAGTCTCCCACATATGAGCAGGTTGGTATTCCCACCGCTTCTCAAGATACCGGTGCTGCTCGCCTGATCCGAAGCGAACTTGAACGTCAGATTCAACAAGGGCTTTCTCAAGTTGGCACCTTGGATCCCAATATGGAGCGTCGGGTTCAACAGGCTGCTCGCGCTCGTGGCACTGCTATTGGAAATGTTCTCGGCAACCCGTCGGCCATTCGAGAAGCTATCGCATTACAGGACGCTCTAGGTAACGTCAACGCTCAACGCTGGAACGCTGCTCTTGGCCTGCTTCAGTCCGGTCAGACCACGAGCGATGTCGCCAACAGGAATGCTCAGGAAGCGTTCCAGAACATCCTCGCTGCCACCGGTCAAAGGAACACCGCTGCTCAGCAGAGCTTTTCGAGTCAGCTTGCATCTCAGCAGCAGGGCCAAGCCTCTCGTCAGCAAAATATCGCCAATGTTCAGTCTGCTCTTGGGCTTGCTCCGATTGTTGGCCAAGCAGCCAATCTAGGTGCGCTCCAGCAGGGTGCCTCTCCGTTTGCCACTCCGCAGTATATTCAGGGAATGCAGATGTCCAGCCCTGGAGACTTGATGAGGATGGGAACCGGATTTGCGCTTACCAACGCTCAGAACCAGTACCAGGCGGATCTGGCTGGTTCATTCATGAATCAGTTCCAAGGATACGCCAGCGGAATCGGAAACTTGGCTGGCGGATACGGAAACATCATGCGAGCCGGAATGGGGTGCCATGTCGCTCGTGAATGCATTCCCGATCAGTGGGAAGCGTTCTTCTTCTGGAAGGAACTCGTTGGCCCCAAGTGGTTCAAGAGCTTCTACGACAACAACTCGGAGAAGATCGCTGCGTGGATCAAGGATAAGCCGAAGGCCAAGAAGCTCGTGGCCAACTGGATGCTTGGTCGAATCAAGAGCATCATCCCGAAAAACTGACATATGGCTGACGCAATCGACAATTTGATTCAAGATATCAATCAGTCCAATCCTGTAGATGAGTTCCCAGGATATCCGGGATACAAGATTGGTGATCTGGTCCCAAATATGGCGGGGGTTAGGATTGGTGATGTTTATTACGGATACGATGAGTATGGGCGAGAAGTTCCGTACAACTGGAGGACTGGAAATTTTGAGTTCCAACCTGCCCCTACGGGTTTAGGAACTGGAGGCGGAATCGATTTTAACATCCGAGACCAGCCTGTTGAACGAATCAACATCGGGATCGGTGATGAGCAGAATGCGCTCATTCCCGGAGGAGTTTACACCCCATCAAATCAGCAGCAGTACATAACGGGTGGGAATGTGTTGGTTTCTCCAGGAAACCTTGGAGGAACGATCGGGGTAGTAGATGTCAATCCTGCTGACTTTGCTGGCCAAAAACCTTCGGTTCCTGAAGGAGTGGTTACCGAAAGCAAAACCGTTGGGAAGACTTTCGGTGAAACACCGGACTACACCGTGCCTATTGGGTTCATGGATAATGGAGACATTATCATGGCCAACAAGAACAACTTAAGGGATACAATCATCGTCCCAAGTGGCAGGACTATTTCGGAGTCTGAAATTGAGAAGGGTTTTAGGCCCAATGTGACGATTCCAACCAACTGGAATCAGGGCATTTTAACCACTCCGTCTACTTCTCAAGTAACGCCCACTTCGGTTGGAACCGTTGAGTCCACGCCTACTGGTGCAAAATTTGATCTTGGTAGCGAAGGGGCGTTGGATCTTTCTGGTGGTGGTTCAGGAATGACCACGGGTCCGATCGACATTACTCCAGGATGGAAACAGGAGTCCAAGGACAAAGAGGAAAAGACAACGCCTCCGTATTCGGTCGTTGATCCGACTGCTGTTAATCCATTCATTAATCCACTAACTGGTGAAGAGTTTGTTGATAATGATGGCAACAAGTGGAACTTCATAAAAGGAGAGTGGGAAATGGCTAAGCCTACCGGTGAAGGCACCGGTGGAACTACGCCGCCTACCACTGGAGGTGGAACCGGGACCGGGACCACTACGAAACCTGCCACTGGAGGTGGAACCACCACCCCAGCAACCGGAGGAACTCGCCCTCCCACTGGAGGCGGAACCACTATTCCTGAAACCGGTGGAGGTGGATTCATCCCCGGAACTGGCGGACTTATTGGTGGAATCCCGTTCGGAGCCAATCAACAGGTCATACCGACAAAACCTCTTCGACAGGTTCCGATTCCTGATCGACAGGCTGATCCCTTCGAGAAACTCTACGCCGATCTGTTGGCCAACGCTCAACAGCAGAACCAGTACAGGTACATCAACTACGATCCAGATGCCATCATGAATGCTGCCATGAGGGCGTTTAGAGGCAGGTCAGCAATGAGGTATTTGCAGGGTTAAAACGAACATCTTATGGCTATAAACGATTCACTTGAGTCTCAGGCTTCTCAAAGGATCAATCCGTTCTTGCGCGGGCTTTCCCTGCTGACCGGAGGAATCGCTGGTGAGTTTACAGGCACTAACGAACAGATTCGCAGGCAGAATGCGATCAATCAGGCGTTACTTCAGGATGAGTTTCAGAAGCGTGATGAGCAACGCGCCCTTGAGCGGCAGTTGATGATCAATGCTCTTCAGGAGGGGGTTGGACAGCTTGAGGGATCTACCTTCGAGGCGAAGATGGCCGACTTTCAGAAGAAGAGGTTACGCAGCCAGTTGGCCGCTGTAGAAGGTGCGAAGTATGGCGCATTAAGCCCCACTGGTCCGTATCCTTCTCAATTCCAAGGTGAACCGGCGTTCCAAATTGCTGCCGGTAAGTCGCAAGCTGAGCTTGCGAGGAGAGCCGCCGAACTTCAGCAGACTGAAGATATCCAAGCCCCCAAGTACGCTGGAATGATCACCGGAATGGGAGGAAAAGTTACTCCAGGTGCTTCCGCAGGCGAACTTGCTGGCCAACTTGAGCTTGTCAGATCTGGTCTTCCTACTCGGCAGAAAGCTCAACTTGCTAGGGCAGATCTGGCTACGCTGAGAAACCTTAATGCGTTCCCGTCACCTGTCGATATCAATGCTTTGAGCGATGAAGAGGCGATTGCTCAAGCGGAGCTTTTCGGGAAGAAATACTACAACGAGAGCTACCTCACTGCATTCCAGAAACGGCAACAAGCTGAATCCGCCAATGTCGTTAAGTTCAACGAACTGCTGGCCAATCCTGCCGCTGACAAGACGGCGTTGAAAGAGGCTTACTTCAACCTTCCTGCGGACGCTCAGAAAGACGAGGGTTACCGTATTGCTGCCGGTGTTCCACGCCCTGCGACACCGGAAGAAAAGAAATCTCTTAATAATTACATCGATTCTGTTGATAGGTCTTCAAACCTTGCTAAATCGATTGCTGACCTTGCTGGAAGCGGTGAAATTGCGAAGGTTTCACAGCAAAACTTCAACGGATTCAATTCGTGGTTGAGGGGATTCCAAAATCGATTTGGATCTGAAGATCCGAGATTCCAGTCGATTAACAACGTGGTGCAAGAGTTCCAGAGATTGATTGCTGAACAGCGAAAGAGCTTCTTTGGCGCATCCCTTACAGACAACGAGTTCAGGGTTGCAAAAGAACTCTTTGCTGATCCAAATCAGGCCAATTTCTTGCCACGCGTCATAAATCTTGTCGATTCGATCATGAGCAAGGATGTGATCAGTCGCCAGTATGATAGGAATGGAATCTTCGTGGATAATCAGACGAGGCAAGAAGTTCAAGACGCTCGCAACCAGTGGTTGCAGGCCAAGGAAAAGTACAACTTTGGTGGATTGGGTGCCACGAAGACCGGCATGCCTTCCAACAAGATGTCCCGCCTCGAAGAACTCCGTAGAAAGAAAGCTCAGCAATAAGGATCAATATGCCGCTAACTTCCGCTGAAGAATCCGAATTGGCCGTACTTGAAGCCCTTGAAGCCGAGTTGCTTCAGGAACAGGGGCGCAAGGAAGCGCGTCAGCAATACAGTTGGCAGGCTGTTCCGCCTCCCGAAGAGCTTCCGAAGCAACGGAGGGAGCTTCTTGAATCGGAGCAAGAAGCCAGAGCGTTGAGATATGGTGTTCCTTTGATGCTTTCTGCTGCGTTCCCGCCTGCTGGAATTGTTTCTCAAGCTCTATTAGGTGCGGCGTATGCAGGTGGAGGAGAGACTGGGGCGCAAGCTGTAGAGTCGGCCAAACAGGGAAAGAAATACAGGCCTGGAGAAATTTGGGGAGCTGCTTTTCGTGGTGCTGCACCAGTCTTCAAGGGTGCGCCCGTAAAAACAACCCTTGTTTCAGGCGGTGCTGGCGTCTTGGGTGGTGCTGCTGAAGGTAAGATTCCTGCGACCGATATGAGTCTTGGGGGTGCGCTTGAGACTGGAATTGGAGCATTGAAAGAGTTTGGTGCTTCTGCCGTACCGGTTGGATTGCTTCAAGGTGCGGCTGGCGCATTGGGTGCAAATCGCGCTCGTTTGACTGGAGGAATCACAAGATCTGAAGCGATTGAGAGAATGGCTCCAGGTCAGGTGACCGCGACTTTTGGTCAGGCTTTTCCGTATCTTGCAGGTCTTGAAGCTCGCGTTGCTTCCCAAACCGGAAGCCAAGAGTTAACCCAACAACTGACTGATCAGGCCAGAGCGATTGCTAGAGCCATTCAAACTCGCCCTGATCTGGCTGGAATACCCGCTGAAGCGCACTCTGATCTTGTCAGCCGAGTGGCTCAAACGATTGCCGGTTTGAGTCCAGAAACCGGGGCAAGGTTGGCCAATGAGGCTCAGCAGGTGAATGATGCTTTCGTTGCCGTCAATCGTGCGAGAAGCGAAGCCCAGAAATCAGTTGCGATCGACGCCCTCAAAGACGCTCAGAAATCGTTTCAACAATCAGTTGAAATGGAGACTTTGAAGGGTGGATTCAAGACCGGTGCAATTACTCCATATCAAATCATACCTGCTGGCCAACGTGTTGAGGGAGTAATAAATCAAGCAAGGCAAGCGATCCGAACTGAAGCTCGTAGACTTTATGGTCCTGCGAATGCTGTGGAAGACGTTCCAGCATTCGATTTGTATGCAGGAGTTGGAGGCCAACCGTCATTTGCTGATAGGGCAAATGAGATTTTAAGCAAGATACCAGACATTCATTTGTCTGCGCTTACAGATATTCGCAGGATCTTGGGAAGGAAAACGACCGTTGCTGCACCACCTTCAGCAGATCCTACTGCTCCTCTAACGAGGGCAGTTCCTCAGAAGGCCACGTTCAAGGAGATTCAAGGCATCCGAGATGAATTGTACGATTTTGCTGATTCCTCGGGTGAAGCGATTGGAAACGACGCTCAAAGACAGATTCGTAATCTTGCTGGAAGCTTATCCAGCACCTTGAAAGATCAAGCTCCACAAGCACTTGGCCAGAAAGTAGCAGACTCAATAAATGCTGGTGAGGAGTTTTATGGTGCCACCAGACCAAAGGTGGACTTTTATGGCGTAAAACGCGCATTCATTCCAGAAACCATGAAGCGCGGCCAAATGGGAGAGGCTGCTGTTTCAGGCGTTGCAGCTCAAGGCATTCAGGCTCCAGAGTTTGCTAACCTTGAGTCATTGATCAACACGCTTCAGAGTCGAAAAGTTGCCAATGCTCCAAGCATGCAGCCGATCATTGACGACCTCCGATCTGGAATCGTCGATCGATCAATCGACAAAGCGACTGGACAACTAAATCTCAACCAGTTGGCCAGCGATCTTAACAACATCGCTCAACAGGGCGGCGGAGGGCTTCAGAAGTTGGGCTTTGGAAGCCAGCGAGAGCTGAACCGATTTGTTCGGTACATGCAGGAACTGCCAGAGGCTCAAACCCGTGGCCCAGAAGCTGTTCTAAAGCTGCTTCAGACTGGCACACCTGCTGGTTACACGGTCGCTTCCAAAGCGGTCCAACTTCTGCCCGATCTGGCGACAGTTGATTCGGTCATGCAGGCACTCCAAAAGCAGGCCGCAGGAGGCTCAAAGATCGCTGAAAACACGCTGATGCAGATCAGGGCAAGGGAAATCGAGAATATCCTGCTCGAAGGCAGCAAAACGGGTCCGAAACCCAATCTTGGATCGCTCATCGAACTGACCAACGCTGAAATGAGGGGTAAGGCTCAGTTGATTCTTGGCCCGAAACTGATCAAAACCATCGATGATGTCTTCATGCCAGGATATCGGGTGATGGAAGAGGCTCGACAGGCTGCTGGCATGGCTGGTTCCACGGTTCGTGGTGCTGCTTTGGAGCGGGTTGGCCGAGCAGTCGCTGAAGTTCCTGTCGAAATGGCCAAAGGAGAGGTCTTGAAGCCCGCCGCAAACGTCTTCAGCAAACTTTCAGACACTCTCGGATACGCACTCATGTCGAAAGTACTCGCCAAGGGCGCGGGTGCCAGCGGACTCCGCGATCGCAAGCAACTCTACGGTTTCCTCAAGCAAATCGCTGAAAAACCGCAGCCGCAGCAGGTCCAACTGGTCCGCCGATACATTGGCGAAGACCAGGGCGAATAAATTTCTTAACTTCCTGCTTGCGTCAGGATGCAACACGAGACTACTGTCGTCTCGTGAGCGTAAAACTCCTATCGACCAAGGAAATCTCCCAGGCACTCGGGGTTCACCCCGAGACTGTCCGCAGGTGGATTCGCACCGGTCGGCTGCCCGCCATGAAGGCTACGCAGCGCACCATCCGAGTCCGCTCCGACGTAATCGAACAGCTCCTTCGGGACAACAAACAAACCAAATGAACGCAATCGCAACGACAACGCAACCAAAAGCCGAGATGTATGACCGCATCTCGGATCCCATCACCGCCATCGAGAAGATGGGCGAGTGGATCGCATCCAGCGGCATGCTGGGATGCACTAAGGTCGAACAGGGCAAGCTGATCGCTTGGCAGTGCGCTGCTGAGCGCAAGACCCCGTTCGATTTCAAGCGGGAGTACCACATCATCAATGGTTCTCTCTCCATGCGCTCCGACGCCATGCTCGCCGGGTATCGCGCTCGCGGAGGTAAGGTTCTATGGAAGCAGTTCGATTCCAAAGCGGCCATCGCCCTCTGGACCTTCGACGGCAACTCCTGCGAGATCAGCTTCACGACCGAGGATGCGAAGCTCGCTGGCCTGCTTCCCGCAAAGCCGGGTTCCGGGTGGGCCAAGGATCCGTCCGCCATGCTCCGCGCCCGCTGCATCAGCAAGGCGATCCGCATGCTCGCGCCAGAAGTCGTCGCCGGGGTCTACACACCTGAAGAAAACGAGGATTTCGCTCCCGCTCCCGCCGAGGTAGCGGTCGCTCCCACCAAGAGCTTCGACATCACCGCCAAGCTCGAAGAACTCTTCGAGCATCGTGAGGCCGATGTGAACGCCATCCTCATCACCGCCGGTCGCATCAAGGAAGGTCAGACCTTCCGAGATCTCGACGACATCACGGCATCCCGCTACATCAAGCGGCCTGACCTCATCACCAGCAAGCTGGCCACCATCGAAGCCGTCGCCACGGAGGTTCCCAATGCCTGAGAACATCCATGATATGCCAGCGGAACTCTACCACTCCACCAAGGCTCTCTCGAAGTCTGGTCTGGATCAGTTCCGCAAGTCTCCCGCTCACTTCCGCGCATGGCAGGATGGCGTTGCCACGATCGAGTCCACGCCCGCCATGGAGTTCGGTACTGCCTCTCACATGGCCGTCCTCGAACCGCAGAAGTTCATCGCCAAGTACACCGTGTTCACCGGTGACAGGCGCACCAAGGAGGGCAAGGCCGCATGGCAAGCCATCCTCGACGGTGGCAAGACTCCGCTCTCTCAAGACCAGTGGGATAGCGTCAATGGAGTCGCATCCGCTGTACTGGCCCACCCTGCTGCCGCTGAACTCATCAATGCAATCCCGTCCCACGGATTCGAGGTCTCCTACTTCGACAACTGGATGGGCGTGAAGGTAAAGGCTCGCATCGATGGCCTTTGCAAGGACTACATCATCGATCTCAAGACCACCCAAGACGCCTCCCCGGCGGCCTTCGCCAAGTCTGTGGCTCAATTCAAGTACCACGTTCAAGCCGCGTGGTATCAGACCATTACCAAGGTGAACCGCTTCGTGTTCATCGCAGTGGAGAAGGAAGCACCCTACGGAGTCGCTTGCTACGAACTCGATCAGCAGGCCATCGATCTGGGTGTCCAGATCATCGATGAAACCCTTCCCATGTTCCGCGAGTGCGAGGCTCTCAATTCTTGGCCTTGCTACTCTTCAACAACTCAAACCCTTTCACTGCCCGCGTGGGCGATGAAGTCCAATAGCAACGAAACCCTGTAACATTACATACACATGAAGTTCACTGTAGATCGTTCCTCCGCTGAAGTTAAGTCGTTCCCCGGCCCCGGTGAGTACGTCGTCGTCGTCAACTCCGCCAAGGACGAGGGCCTCGACAAGTACGGCAACTCAGTCGTCACGCTCCGCTACAAGAGCCACGCTGGTGAGATCGCCTCGGATCGGTTTGCCCTCAAGGAGACCCTGATGTGGCGCATCCAGTCGCTGATCTCCGCTACGGAGGCCAACATCGAGGACGGACGCCAGTTCGACTTCTCGGTCCCAGGTGCATTCCTGTCGTTCCTCCAAGGATTCGTTGGCCTCTCGCTGGTCATCGTTCTCGAAGAGGAGAAGTACACCGATAAGAACGGTGCTGAGCAGATCGCCCTGCGCGTGAAGCGGCTCAAGAAGGTGCCTGCTGATGTAGACACCATCTGATCGGTAGAAACAAAAGCCCCCGGAGGTTCCAGCCTCCGGGGGTACCCTATGAACCAATAAACAAACAAAGCGCAACGAAACGCTATGCAAACCGAAGATTCACCCGAAGTCGCAACGAAGCAAGCGTTTCTGTTGCGTCCGTATCAGCAGAGAGCAGTCGAGTGGGCCAAGGTAGCCACAGGCGGTGGACTCATCATCGCTCCAGCAGGATGCGGAAAGACTCTGATCGCTTCATCGATCCTCAAGCATTACAGCTCTCAGTTTCCAAACCTTCACTTCGGGTGGCTCGCTCCCACTCGCGAGACCTGTCAGCAGGCGATGAAGTCGCTCATTGAATTGGGTGTTGATATCTCACGAGTCGATGTCCGTTGCCCGCATGAGTCGGTCGATTTCTCGGACAAATCCATGATCATCGTGGATGAGGCGAAACACGCACCAGCGGCCTCGTGGCGAAGGATCATCGAGTCATGCCATGGATTGCATTACGGATTCGATGCGACTCCGTGGTGCGATGATCCAGAACGAAACGCCGCCCTTCTCAAGCTCTTCAACAACAACCAGTACGAGATCAAGCGCGAGGAGCTTGGCAATGTGCTGGCCCACGCAACCGTCTATCTCTCATCGGCCACGGACTTCCTGATCCAGAAGCGGATCGATGATCACATCGAGAAACTCTTCACCGATCGCAAACGCTACATGCGGATCCCGCACACTGAACTCCGCGCCATGTGCGCTTGGGAAGCGATCACCGAGATCGGTATCTGCGAGAACAAGGGGCGCAACTTCGCTGCAATCACATTCGCTGGGATTGAACCACAAACCCTCGTACTCGTTCCCAGGGTGACCCTAGGTGAGGAATACGCGAAGAAGATCGATGGCTCCATCCTAGTCTATTCCAAGATGCCCAAGAAGGCGCGGCGTGAGGCGATGGAGGAGTTCAAGGCTGGCAACATCAAGGCCATGATCGCCACCTCGCTGGCCGATGAGGGACTCGACCTTCCGAACGTCAAGACGCTCGTGATGGTCTCCGGTGGCAGGAGCGCACAGAAAACGATCCAGCGGGCCAGCCGTGCGCTACGGCGTAGCGATGGCAAGAACGAGGCGTTCATCCACGACTTCAAGGATACCTTCCATCCGCTCGCTCAAGCCCACGCGAAGAAGCGGATCAAGTGCTACAAGGATCTCGGGTGCGCCATCGTATGAGTACCGCACTCACCGTCATCTCGATGGCTCTCATGCTTCCGATCTGCACCTTGGTCGGAGTCTTCGTAGGCCACAAACTCACCATCAAATCGCAAAACGAAAAACCAACCAATGAACAGAACAATACCAGCAATCGAAACTAGGTACAGTGGGATCAACTTCCGTTCTCGGCTTGAGGCAAAATGGGCTGCGATGTTCGATCTGCTTGGATGGGGATGGACATACGAACCCACGGATTTCAAAGGATGGATTCCTGACTTTGCGATTCATGGAAAGGACATCGTTTACGTCGAAGTAAAGCCAGTCTCCAAGTTCCCAGATGAGGTTGCCCAAAAGATAGACCAAAGCGGTTGCACAGATGAGGTGCTGATAGTTGGGATGCTTGGGCCGATGTGGGACGTTGAGTTCAACTGTCCAATAGTTGGATGGCTTCGGGAGAAAACGGCTCCTTACGATTTATGCCCAACCAAGTTAGGCCCCGACGATTTCTGGTGGGAGCCAGCACCAATGTCTCGCTACGAAAAGGAGGGTATCAAAGGTCGCATTGGTTTCTGCCACAGCGGAATGAGCTATTCAGACCGAATCACGGGAGGATACGACGGAGGCAGTTTCGGGAGTTTCCCGGTGACACAAGAAGAAATAACGATGCTATGGCGAGAAGCCAGCAATCGGACACGATGGAACCCAAAACGACAAACCAACCAATGAACCAAACAATCGTCGCCTGTGACCCAGGTGTGAACGGTGGATTCGCGGTCAAGACACCGGACGGCATCCTCCTGTTCCCAATGCCCGAGTCGGTGCCTGACATGCACCAGCTACTGACCGGATTCAAGTTGGCCAATAGCCACCTGTGGATCGAGAAGGTTCCGAAGTTCGTGTCCAAGCTGACCCCGGCGGCAGCGGTTGCAACCCTGCATGAGAACTACGGCATCATCCAAGGATTGGCCTACTCTCAAGGATACGCGCTCCACCGAGTCGAGCCACGAGTCTGGCAGGAACCCCTCGGACTCGGCGGCAGGAAGGCATGCGCCACCGGCCCTGAATGGAAGCGCAAGCTCAAGTCCAAGGCCCAGGAACTCTACCCCCATCTGGATGTCACCCTCGGTAACTGCGATGCGCTCCTGATCCTCCACTACGCACTCGGAGGTGGTCGATGAATCAGCGGGCCAAGTCCATCACCGATGGCACCGGGATCATGGTACTCACCAAGAGTCAGGCAGGAGAAGCCTACAAGGCAGCGAAAGCCTACAAACCGAAGAACGATTTCACCTACTGGAGAAGAAACAAACAACGCAAAGGAACTAAATGACCATCGAGGAAATGAGAGAGTTGGACGCGCTCAAGACGTACAAGGAGCTGGAGGAGGCGAAGCAACGCATCAAGCGGCTGGAGGAGGCTGGGGATGCGATGATAAACGAAGGGTGGAATGAACCGCACCTAGCAAACGCATGGCGCAAAGCCAAGGAGGCCAAGCCGTGATCAGCGAGCAACTCCCGCACTATTTCCAGCGAATCGCTTTCGTTTACCGCAATGAAGACGGAATCATCAAGGTCGTTGGAAGCGATTACGCAAAAGCCTATCAAGACAATCCCGACTGGGAACACCTCGCAACGCTCGATTCGTTCCGGTGGATTGAGTGTTTGCTGCGTAACTCGACGAAAGAACGGAACAAGCAGATCAAGGATGTGATTCAATGAAACTCCACGAGTTACCCGAGGCGCACCCGGCCCGCAACACGGCCATCCAAAACCTCGATGTCCGCATCGTCTGCCGTCACACACGATCCTCACGAGATCCTCGAACCTGGAAGATCAAGAATGATACCTACAACAGACTCAGCGAAACTTGGAAAACCAACTTCGACTTCATCCTCCTCAACACCAAGAACTGACGCCTACGTCGAGTTCTGGCTCAAGGATCGCATAGCCCTCTGGACTGACTTCGCCCGTAAACTCGAACAGGAACTCAATGAACTCCATTCTCAAGTCGATCGGTCTCACCAAGGATCAGATCGCCAAGATGCTGGGACTCAAACCAGCCGAACAGCCTAAACCCCGAACACTCAAAACCAAACGCCGAATCCCAAAACATGTCGCAGAATCAATCCTTTCCGATAAATCCGGAAGAACCCTCGAAGAACTCGCAAACAAACACAAAGTCTCAGTCTACTACGTCTGGTCAGTCAAAAACAAACACAAGCAACGATAACAACCTATGGAAGGAATTATGTCACGAGTTGGCCGCATGCTTGGGCTGCGGTTGCACACAACAACTGGGCCTGTGCGTCCAGTGTCACAAAGCAAGCAAACGGTATCGCGCAGTAAATACTCCACTAAGATGAAATACAACGAAGCAGTCATCAAAGTCTCCGAACTCCGTTCGCAAGGTCTCACGATGCAAGCGATCGGCAATCAGATCGGACTATCACGCCAGAGGATCCATCAGATCATTCACGAGAGTAAGGAACGCGAGCAGTTGGCCAATGAATGGACCAATGGACTCAGTGTCCGCAATCGGCACATGCTCGATCGCCTCAACATCAAGTCCCGCGATGAAGCGATTCAATCGATCCAGAAACTTGAGATCAGACCATACCGCTGGAAGAACTTCGGACTCCGATCCTACCACGACCTATGCGCGTGGCTGGGCATCTCCCCCATATCCTCCAAGTACTCACGCAAGCTGGCCCACATCTGCCCGCATTGCCACAAGGAGATCAATCGATGAGCAAACACTCCTTCCCACTCGTCGAGTCGGTCAAGGTAGTCACCCTCTCCGGTGGTCGCTCGATCCGAATCACACGCGATCGAACCAAGGAGAATCTCAAGACCAACTACGGCGACGGCGACATCCACCTCTCATGCGTTTCTCACGCCGCTGATCCCATCGAGTTGGCCAAGACCCTGGCCCGCTTGGATGCCATCCGATCCATCGAGTTCATGGAAGGAGACCACGGATTCATCATCCACAAGAACCAATGAACCCATCATCCACACAGGATCTGGTCAACGCCCTCAACATCCTCTCATCCGAAATCAATTCATCCGATGGAATCCCCAACGCCATCTGCGCCGAAGCTGCCGTCCGTGTCCTTGAGCTTGTCCGCCTCACGGATCGGCTCACATCCCACATACTCAGCAACCCTGTGCATAACCCTAAATGCAACGCGGTCGTCAAAGGAACCTACTGCAACTGTGTCCTGGCAGAGATCAGCACCACACACACCACATGAAAACCCCTCGACATCTGCAACCATGGTACGCCTGCCGCCTGCGTGATGCACAGAAACCCGGTCCCATCACCAGCGAAGAACGAACCATCATCACCCACGAGAACCGCCTCCTCATCGAGCATGCCGCAGAAATAGTGGCCACCGGAATCAAACGAGGTTGGATCTCATACCCCGAACCAGTAGAACCAAAACGATGGAACCTTCCACCGCCCAATACCCACACGCCTACGTCAATCGATCCAACCCCGCCGTCATCGTCCATCTTGTAGGCCACGCCCAATACCGTTTGGCCGAACTCAAGACGCCGGTGATCATCTACCGACGAGGCGACAACTTCTTCGTTCGCCTATCCACAGAGTTCCACACCAAGTTCAAGCCACATGATCAAGAAAACCAGTAAGGGCTACGAGGTCCGTAGCAAAGGTCACAACCGCAAGATGGGAACCTACTCGACCAAGGCCGAAGCCATCAAACGCATGATGCAGGTCGAGATGTTCAAATCGATGAAAGAGAAGGGAACACTTCGCAAGAAATCCTGATCCGTTCCAGCGGATCATTCATCCAGCGCAACGATATGACATCCATAGAGCGGGCGGAGCTTTGGCTGGCCAAGGTTCCCCCAGCGGTCTCCGGTTCCGGGGGCCATAATACCACCTACACCGCTGCCGTGGGCCTCGTCCACGGCTTCGGCCTATCCGAGGGAGACGCTCTCGCCCTCCTGTCAGGATGGAACCGATCATGCCAACCCCCTTGGACCGATCGGGAACTCATCCACAAAATCCGCGATGCCGCCTCACGCTCGCACGACAAGCCAGCAGGCCATCTCCTCAACTCCTCCTCCTCCTCGGTGGTCAGCATCCAGCACCAAGACCTCTCCCGCGTGGTCTTCAAGCGGCCAGCAACCGGGCCAGACCCAGCCGCATCCGAGTTCCGCAGGTTCCTCGAATCCGCATTCGCCTCGAACGAGACCGT